TTGGTCGATGGACTTCACACGCGTTGTTAAAATCAACCACTTGCCTTTTGAGAATTGCCGTCTTGCTTACGACAAAGAAGAAGAAGACATCACAGGAATTTGGTATTCTCGCGATTGGGCTAACTCACGAAGCAAGAAAGGAAAACCTGAATTTATACCAACGTTCAATCCTTCACAGGCGCAGGAAGAACCGCGTCAAGTTATTTACGCTCACGGAATGATGGCAGGTTCTTCGTACTATCCAAAACCCGACTATTTCGGTGCATTGAATTACGTTGAATTGTCCTATCAAATGGGACTTTATCACGTTAACAATATTTTGAATGGTTTATTTCCTTCATTCATTATAAACTTTTTGAACGGCATTCCGCAGAAAGAAGAACGCGAAGCAATACGTCGTGAGTGGGAAGAAAGATTGAGCGGAGCAACCAACGCAGGGAAGTTCTTGATGACCTTCAATGAAGATCCAACACGCACACCCGACATTCAGGCTTTTCCTCTTTCAGATGCTGACAAGCAATATCAGTTTTTAAGCGAAGAAACAGCGAAGCAAATTATGGTTGGACACCGCGTTGTTTCACCTCTTATTCACGGCATACGCGACACAACAGGTTTTGGTTCAAACAAAGATGAAATGTTGGTAGGTATGGAAATATTCAACAACCAAGTAATCAAGCCATATCAACGTATAATTACAAACACTTTCGCTCCTATTCTTGGAAGCGATTTGACGATTGAGATGAACAACGTATTCGACGAAGTAGTTGTTGTTCAACCAACAGCGCAAGCTATTGAATTAAAAAAAAAAGTAGTTGCTGTTGAGAATGACTTTTCAGATGAGCAAGGTCGTCTTTGGATTAACACGCTAAAAGAAAAAGCTGAATTAGTTGATTTGAATGAGTGGGAGTTACTTAGTGAAGAAGACGTAACAGAACCCGAAAACGAAGCTAACTTCCGTCAAGAGTACATGAGTGCGCGTACATACGCAAATGCTGACGAAAGGTCGCCTTTTGGAGATACAGGACTTTATAAATTGCGTTACGCTTACTCTCAAAACTTAAGCGAAAACAGTCGTGAGTTTTGTCAAGAAATGGTAGGTATTTCTCAAGCAGGTTTGTCTTTTAGATATGAAGATATTGAAAAGATGAGTAAAGATCCAGACATTAACCCCGACTTTGGTCCAGGGGGTTCAAACACTTACGATATTTTTGTTTGGAAAGGTGGCGCATTTTGTCACCACTTCTGGAAGCGTCAAATATATATTCGTAAAAGAGATGCAAAAGGACGCGTACTTCCTAACGACGGATTAAATAACGACAAGCGCGTTGGTAACAATCCATTTGTACCGCAAAAAGGAGCTGAAGGTGTTGCTCCAATTAACACACCCTCAAGAGGTTCACTTAAATATTCATAAACATTATGGCACTACAACCCGAAGTTCTTTTAATAGACGAAAATTACATAAAGAAATATACATGGATTAACGGCTCTGTTGATCCATTGCTTCTTTATCCTGCCATCTATTTGTCTCAGGACAAGTACGCGCAGTTGTATTTAGGTACTGACCTTTACAACCGCATCAAAGAAGATGTGGTTAACGATGACATTGCAGGCGCATACGCAACCCTTCTTGACAATTACTTACGTCGAATGATAATGTGGTGGACGATGTACGAAGTCTTGCCGCATTTGTACGTTAAAACAGACAACGGAAGTTTAGTAATTCGCACAAGCGAAGACACTCAACCTATCTCACAAACCGACTTACAAAACTACCGCGACCAAGCGCGTCAACAAGCTATGTTTTACACGCAACGCATGGTTGACTATTTGTGTCATAACAGCTCAGACTTTCCTGAATACATGACAAACACGACAAATCAAATATGGTCGCAAACAAATGTTTATCCGTCGAACGCTTTTGAGATTAGTTCTGGACGTGACCGTATGCCTTACGAATATAGAAGACCAGGTTTAGGTTGGTTTAGATAACGAATATAAAAACACATGGCTAAAGCAGGGAGAAAAAAAGACATGGTAAAACAAAAAGTTTACGAAGAAAAATTTCGTAAGTACTTAATTCGAAAAGAGAAACAAATAAAAAGATTGGTGAATGAAAGTTAACAGCGAAGGATACGCTTTGATTAAGCGTTTTGAAGGTTGCCGATTGAAGGCTTACAAGTGTCCTGCTAACGTGTGGACTATTGGATACGGAAACACTTTCTACGAGAATGGCGACAAGGTAAAAGAAGGTGACGTAATCACGCAGCAACGTGCTGAAGAACTAGCAAAGTTTATTATTGACCAGTTCGCTGTTTCAATTGCTCCATTCATTCAACAACTTTTGAGCGATAATCAATTTAGCGCGTGCGTTTCGTTGGCTTACAACATCGGAACAGGTGGTTTCAAAAAATCATCTGTATTCAAGAAACTAAATGTTAACCCAACAGACGCAACGATAGCTGACTCATTCCGTTTATGGAACAAAGGCGGTGGTAAAGTATTGAAAGGATTGGTAACACGTCGCGAAGCTGAAATACAACTATATTTTAAGTCATGAACACCGAAACGGAAATAGTTTTGATACACGAACAACTCCAAGAAATGGACAAAAAGATTGACCGCATTTATAATGTGTTAATCGGTGACGATCAGATGAAGATTGAAGGTCTTGTGAGCAAGGTTCAGAAGCACGACAAGTATATTCAGAACCAACGTTTGCAGGTCGCTCGTTTGGGTGGTATTGCAACCGCAGCAGGTGTTGTTGGTGGCTTAATCGTTAAGTTTATTATAAAAGTGTTATGAAAGATTGGTTCAAATCTTTGTTAACATCGTGTTCAAAAGTTAGTTCGAAGCGAGTTATTGCTATATTTGTTGTAATTAACCTAATAATTTTGAGTTACGTTGCCACATTTACATACTACGTTTGTCCTATTGCGATGTTTGACACGCTCGCATTATTGACCGGTGGTTTGTTTACAGGAACGGTAATTGAAAGATTTACTAAACAAACAAAGAATGGCAATATTGAAGAAAACACCTCGAATAATAGCTGAGGAAGTTTGTTCTAAATTCAAAGAAACACCTTCGTTAACTCTTGCGAAGAAATTGTTTGCAGAATATCCAGAAGTATATACTTCAATTGACCATGCAAGGACTACCATTCGCATGATAAGAGGTAAAATAGGAGCAAGACAAAAAAAATCTTTACAGGATAAATCGTTAATGGATAATGAGACGCGACCACTCAACCCATTTGCACTTCCGAAGTCTTATGCAAAAAAACGCAGACACGTTGAAGTGAAAGGAACAAAGTTTTTAATTCTCTGCGACGTTCACATTCCATATCAGGACAACGAAGCGTTAACCGTTGCAATTAACGAAGGAGTACGTCAAGGATGCGATGCAGTTATTCTCAATGGCGACGCGTTGGATTGCCACATGATTAGTGACTTTGTCAAAGATCCACGCAAGAGAAAATTTAAAGATGAGTTATACGCGATGCGTCAGTTTGTAGATACGTTACGCAAACAATTTCCAACAGCTCACATTTACTACAAAGAAGGCAACCACGAAGAACGCTACTGGCGTTATATGAGAGTGAAAGCTCCTGAGTTGTTCGACATTGACGCGTTCGACTTCGCTTCATTGTGTCATTTAGATAAACACAACATCACTTGGATTGACGGCAAGAGCAAACTGAATATAGGCAAACTTTCAATCTTTCACGGGCATGAATTTGGAAAGCAATTCCTTCCTTCGGTCAATGTTGCGCGTGGTTTGTTTATGAAGACGAAAGTTTCTGCTCTTTGCGGACACCACCACCAAACAGCTGAACACAATGAAAGGGACGCTAACGGCAAGTTTATCACTTGTTGGGGTGTTGGTTGCTTATCTGAATTATCTCCTGACTACAACCCTTATTCGAAGTACAATCACGGCTTTGCCATCGTTGAGAAAGGCACGAATGGAAGTTATAGCGTTAAGAATTTAAGAATACACGAAGGACAAATTTTATGAAAAGAAATATATTTGCAGCAATACTTATTTTTATTGGTACATCGTTACTTTGGTTGTTGTTGTGTTGGAATTGGTGGGGTTGTACGGATAAAAAGAACGTACAAGAAAACGTACAAAAGCAAGATAGCGTTATCAATTACAACGCTGGTGAATATGATCGGTTACTTCAAGAACAAATAGAACTTTACAAACAACTTCGAACGTATGAAGATGCTCAACTTACAGCCAAAACCACCTATCAAAGAACTCGTTCTTCTATTATTATTCGAGATACTATTACTCGCGTGGATGTCATCCATTTGGTGAACAGTTGCGATAGCGTAATAGCTTCCGACTCGCTTGTAATTAACAACCTCAAAGAACAAATAAACATCGAAGGTGAAAAGGTAAACAATTTACAAGAAGTCGTCGTTGCTTATGAACAGAAAGAGGATGTCTTGCAGGAGGAAATTAACAATCTAACGTCTGAAAACAAAAAGTTAGACAAACAAAAAAAGCGCAGAACCCACGCCTTAGTGTTTACTTCAAGTGTCGCTATTTTGTCGACGTTTGTTCTTGCAATTTTACTTTAGACTCGTCAACGAAGAACTTCATCGAGAACTGGATAGCTTCGCTCAAG